GCACGTATGCGGATCAGCGCAGTCAGGAGTGGCTGGCACTCCGTGAGACTATGCTCACCGCCAGCGACGTGGCGAGCGCCATTGGGCACAACCGGTACGAGCGCCCGGATGATCTCTTGCGCAAGAAGGTTCTGAAAACGGCGTGGGCTGGCAACGCCGCCACGGCGCACGGGACGCTCTTGGAGCCCGTGGCGCGCGATCTATATGACGAACGCTACGGCAAGAAATCGCATGAGATTGGGCTCGTCCAGCACCCTATATATAGCTTCCTTGGTGGCTCGGCCGACGGAATCACAGAGGATGGGATTCTCCTCGAGATAAAGTGCCCATTGACGCGCAAAATTGAGGACAAGGTGCCGAAGCACTACATCCCCCAGATTCAACTTCTTCTAGAAATTATTGATTTTGAAAATTGTGACTTTGTCCAGTACCGCCCCGCCACGGTCAAGTACGTCGTGCCGTTCGGGCCCTTCACGGAGAACGGCGCACCCCCCGACCAGGTGGCCGTGCCGGTGCCGGAAATTTTCATGGTGACGCGCGTGACCCGCGACCGGGAATGGTTTGCGGGGTTTCTGCCCACCATGCAGCGGTTCTGGGACGGCGTGATTCGCGCCAGAGAAAACGGGTTGTGTGAAGTTGAGCACGATGCGCCGTTCGTTCCAAAATGTGAAGTCATACTAGATGAAATCAGCGCCGAGCCCCGCCGGATGGAAGTGCCCGCACAAGCCCAAGTTCTTGACGTGCCGGGAATGCGCGGGGAATTTTTGTGCGGGGTGTATTCAGCTCGAGACGCACTACTGTCCCGGGCTGCATAAACGGTCGGAAACTGAAAAAGAAAATTTGGCAAAAAAATTAGTCAAGGTGGTGGCGCCGCGCGTCGCCGCCATCTAACGCCGAATTTGCGTGTAAATCAGGGCTGCAACAAGCAGAAATGCAATAACAACCCAGAGATCCCATGTATTGGCACGCGGCGCTTGAAACGCGTAATCGCCCCCCTGGCCACGGGACAGGTCCGGGCGATTCCACGTCGTAACGCCGTTATCAAATTCGTACTTGCGTGCAGGAAAGCCGTTGAAAGGCGCAGCCGCCTTCCCGGGCATCTCTTTAAGATACATGGGACCGGAGCGCATCACGTGGAGAGGGTTAAAGTCTTTCAGAGCGTCGTTCGCGTCGGTGTATACGGTAGGGCGCTCGTCAATCTCCACGGTGTACGTGCCGTCGCTCTTCCACTTGGACCCGTCCGTCGGCACGCCGTACGTCCCGGACCACGTGTAAGGGTTAAACTTGTTGATGGCCAGATCATCGTTGATCATCCAAGCCGTTGCCATTAACATACGCCTACATTTTTCTCCTTGTACACCTTGTGCTGGACCTTCTCGCGGTGCACGGTCCACATCTGATCAAGGTCCACATTCATCATTGACGCGAGTTGAAATAAATAACTAAACACGTCACCCATCTCCGTCACCACGTCCGTCCCCCGATCCTTCTTGAGCCCAGTCTTGCGGTACGCGCGGTGATACTGACGAATCGCCGAGGCCAGCTCGCCCACCTCCTCCGTGAACAGCAGCCACACCGTGCTCACCGGCGCCTTGTCCCACCCCTTGTGACGGCAAATCTGCATCGTCTCGTCGCGAAACTGGTTCATCTTGTAATTACAGATCACATCCTGTTTAAGCGGTTCAGCGCGTGTCGGTACCTCCACACCAGCGCCACACCAGAGCCGAGAATCACCGCCTCAATACCCGTCTTCCAATTTTCGATAGAATTTGCGTCATACCCACGTTCCCGTAGATTGCCAGCAACCACTGTATTGCTGAACAAACGCACGAACCGATCGATCGCGAAGAATATGAAAAAACCGATAAGGATGTCATCGAGTGGTCTCATTTACTAACCCCCAATCTTAAAGTTGTAAGGAAGTTTTGTGCCATAAGTGCTCGTGTTGCGGGGAGGCGCCAGGGGCACCGGGTTGCTCGCAATATCGCGCAGGTAGACCATGTGCTGCAGAACACCCGTGGTAATCGTGCCGATCGCCTCGCGGACCACGGCGGCGTTCATCCGGTCAATCTGCCCACGAACGTCCGTGAAGGGGTCCACCGCCATATTCACGTACACGCGGCGCATGAGGGCCTGGAGATCGGAGTCATTCTGCGCGTCGATCGCGTACCCAGTGCGCGCCTTGATCTCACTCTGCATGGCGCGCTGCAGAAGACCCCGGTTAAACTCGGAAAAGAATGCGTCCGTCAGCGGGCTGGGCTGCAGCCTGGTTGACATGTCTACTAGTGAGGGATAAAAAAATAACACGTGTAAACTTCAATGAAGGTCATCAAGAGAAACGGCGACGAGGTCCCCATGCTTTTTGACAAAGTGACGGCCCGCATCCGCAAGCTGTGCGAGGCCGGGGCACACGGCGCGAAGCTCGACGTTCAGCCCGACCGCGTGGCCCAGAAGGTCTTTTCGAATATGTACGACGGCATAAATACCAGTGAAATTGATGCGCTGAGTGCCGACGTGGCGATCGACCTCATGACGGAAAATCCCGATTACGAAACTCTCGCGACGCGCATCACCGTCAGCGACATGCAAAAGACGAGTCACAAGTGTTTTTCAACATGCGCCCTTGCGCTACACGCCAGTGGCCACGTCAGCAATCACTTCATGAAGTGCTTGGCGCTGGACCTGGACGCCGAAATTGATCATTCACGCGACTATACATTTGGCTACTTTGGAATCAAGACCCTGCAGAAGGGGTACCTGTTTCCTGGAGAGACGCCGCAGTATATGCTTATGCGCGTCGCCCTAGGAATCCACGGCGATGATTACCAGAGCGTCAAGGAAACCTACCGCCTCACGAGCCAGAAATTCTTCACGCACGCCACGCCCACGCTGTTCAACGCCGGCACACCCTGCCCCCAGATGTCCAGCTGTTTTCTTGTGGCGATGAAGGAAGACAGCGTCGAGGGGATCTTCGAGACGCTCAAGGAGTGCGCGCACATCTCCAAGTGGTCGGGCGGCATCGGGGTTCACTGTTCAAACATTCGCTCCAACGGGTCGGAGATCAAGGGAACCAAGGGCAAGTCGGACGGTATCATCCCAATGCTTCGCGTCTTCAACAACACAGCCCGCTATATTAACCAGGGTGGCGGCAAACGCAAGGGATCCTTCGCGTTTTACCTCGAGCCGTGGCACGCCGACGTCATGGATTTCCTGGATCTACGGCTGAATCAGGGCGACGAGGAGGCGCGGTGCCGCGACCTCTTCACGGCCCTCTGGATCCCCGACCTGTTCATGCAGAAGGTGGAGGACGATCAGGACTGGCATCTCATGTGCCCCAACGAGTGCCCCGGGCTCCCAGATGTTTACGGAGACGCCTTTGATGAGCTGTACCGGATGTACGTCGCGCAGGGGCGGTTCAAACGCGTGCTCAAGGCGCGCGTCGTGTGGGACTCCATCCTGCGGTCGCAGATCGAAACCGGCACTCCTTACATGTGCTACAAGGACTCTGTGAACCGCAAGTCCAATCAGAGTAACATCGGGACAATCAAGTCGTCCAACTTGTGTACCGAGATCATGGAGGTCTCGACCCCGGACGAGACGGCCGTGTGCAATCTCGCGAGCATCAGTCTCCCGGCGTTTGTAAAGGATGGCGACTTTGATTTTTCAGCCCTGCACGCCGTGGCACAAGTGGTGACGCGCAACCTCAATCGCGTTATTGATAATAATTACTACCCCACCGAAGCAGCCCGCAAGAGTAACATGCGCCACCGCCCGATCGCCATCGGCGTGCAAGGGCTGGCGGACGTCTTCATGATGCTGGGTCTCGCGTTCGACTCACCCAATGCACGCGTGCTCAACGAGACAATCTTCGAGGTTATTTACTGTGGTGCTTTACACGCGTCGTGCGATCTAGCCAAGCGCGACGGCCCGTACGAGACCTTCGGCGGGTCCCCGGCGTCAGAGGGTATCCTGCAGTTTGATATGTGGGGTAAGAAGGCGGAGGGATTCGAGGAGATTCGTGAATCCATCAAGACGCACGGCCTACGCAACTCGCTGCTCGTGGCGCCCATGCCAACCGCGAGCACCGCGCAAATCCTCGGGAATAATGAGGCGTTCGAGCCCTACACGACCAATATGTATCTGCGTCGCACGCTCGCGGGAGAATTTGTGATGGTGAACAAGCACCTGATCCGAGATCTGCAGAAGCTGGGCATGTGGTCCAAGCAGCTGAAGGATGGGATCATCGCGGCAAACGGGTCCGTGCAACACATCGAGGGGCTGCCCGCCAACCTCAAGGCGGTCTACCGGACCGCGTGGGAAATTCCGCAGAAAAGCATCATCGACATGGCGGCCGACCGCGGGGCATTTATTGACCAGTCACAATCTATGAATATTTTTATGGAAAATCCATCGATGGCCAAGTTGTCGAGCATGCACATGTATGGCTGGAAGAAGGGCCTCAAGACGGGTATGTACTA